CATCAAGGCCCGCCAGCGCGCCGAGGATGAGCGGCGCACCATCGCGGGCCTTGAGCGGCGCGTGGTGCCGCACTTCGAGGAGTGGATGGACGAAGAGGATCAGCGGGCGGCTTGAGCGCCCCACTGGTCCGCCATGGCCGCAGCAATCCCCGGGAACGTGGCGCTGCGGATCTTCCACCTGTCCGCGCTCGGCGGCAGGTTGTACCACTCAGGCAGGCTGCGCCCGCTCTTGGTGACGTGCCGCGCCCCCTTGCCGACGATGTTCGAGGGCTTGAGATGGGGTAGCCCCTTGAGCCACAGGCATGTGGTTTTCGTGGCCTCGTGCCCGTGCTCGTAGGGCTGGATGATCTGGTCGGGCTTGCGGATGCTGCTGGAGATGATCGAGACGGGATTCTCGATTGCGATCCGCTCGATGGGCGCATCCATGAGCAGGCGCACAAAGTCTAGGGCGGCGGCCTGTTCATCGCGTTTCTTGTCGAACCATCGCGCCCCGCTCACGGCTAGGTGAGTGCAGGGCGGGTGGGCGATCATCAAATCCCAGCCCATGCCCAGCACCTCGCGCACGTCCCCGCACCAGTGCGGGCCCGGTGCGTCCGTGGGCAAGAGGTCGCATGACATGGCGTCATGACCCCGTGCCAGAAACGCATCCCGCACGGTGCCGCTGTACTCACAAGCGATGAGCACTCTCATGGCAGCAGGTGCTTGTGCATATCGGGCGCCAGACACTCCACGGCGTCCAGCACGTCGAGCAGTCGAGCCGTCACGGCTCCCGGCTCCCGGTGCCCACAGGCCCAGTTGCGCCAAGTGGAGACGGGCACACCGAGATACCGGGCCATGCTGGCGTCAGTCAGGCCCAGCCGGGTCTGCGTGGCGAGGAGACGGGCGGCGGTGGCCGTGTCTCGCTTGGCATTGACCCGTGGGCGGCCGACGGGCTTAGGGGCTTTGGGTGCGGTCGATTGTGTTTCCATTGGATTTAATCTCCGAGAAGAATAGCGGCGATGATGGCGGCGGCAAGGGCGGCGAGAAGGGCGATGATCATGTGTCAGCCCACCCATTGATTAACGCGCTCGCATGCCGCTTGATCGGACAGGTGGCGAAGGTCAACCGATTGAAATGTGGAGGAGTGCCAGTCTTCGCTGACATCGGGATATCGATACCAGACCATGCACCCGGCATGCACCGGATCGAATGACAGTTCTATCGTGTCGGCATGCTGGCCGACAACGGCGCTGATGGTTTGCAGTTCCATAGGGTTATCTCCATGGTCCGTTCGAACGGGCATCGTCCGATACCGGGGTCAGTTCGTACAGAACATCCTCCAGCGTGACGCAGGGGCCGTCTGCGGGCGCGTCATCCTCCCGCAGCACCACGGGCGTGTCCGGGTCCATGCGCGAGAGATACGCGATCAGTTCAGCTACTGTGGCGTGGTCGTGGTGCGTCATAGGTCAGTCCTCCAACAGTTCCCAAGCGTCAGCTAGTGCAGCTTGGTGGTCTAGGTCTAGGTCATCGTCGATTTGCTCAAGAGCCCACCGAAGGGCGGCTTCTAGGCGCTCTACGTGCGCACGGGTTAGCACGCGGGCACGGCGGGCTTCCCAGCGTTCGTCGTCCAGTTCTTCCGGGCTCAGGGGCCGGTCAGGGTCGAGACAGGGCATTGCGGGTCCGTACATGATGCGATCCTTTCAAAAGGGCGCCGGGGTGTCCGGCAGGGGTTGACGTGGGGCCACTGGCGCGCGCACGGGCTTAGGGTCCGGTGCGTGGCCGGGGGCCGGTAACGTGACGGGGAACGGCCACGGGTGAGGGCGTGGTGGCGTGGCGTGGTGCATTGGGTTGGATTGGCTCATGGTCAATCCTCTTCAATGTTGCGAGCGATACAGTAAGACTCTGCAGCATCGTGCGGGGTCAACCCCGCATAAAAATAGTGCAGCGCTGCAGGCCATTCGATCCTTCCCGATAACGCGGGCTTGCGTGTCACCACTAAATCATTGAATGCTGCGAGCCATTCGGCTTGCCTTTGTGCTTTGGTTTGCGCGTAGTGTCGTTTCATGGTGTGACCTTTATGCGTTACAGCATCCGCAGCAAGGGGCATCCTCGCACCGTCCCTTGCGATTCCGATAGAGTTCCCTCCCTCCCGATGTCCAAACATGCGACACGCCACGCTCCAGACTCTGGCGCAGATACCGGCCCGCGTGCGCTGCAGCGTCCGGGTCGGCATCCGCCAGATCGGGGTCAATTGCCCGTGCCAGGGCAAGATCAGGGTCAACAGCGGGCAGGAGGTCCGAGAGGTAAGCCCGGCCCTTCCCGACGTATACGATGGTGTCACCAGGGCGGATAGGGGCACCAGTGCGCGAGCACCGGCCCGGGAAACGTGCTGTCATGGTTTTCATGGTGTACCTTTCAGATGGAACGGATGGATATCACCCGCTTCTCATGCCCAGCGGCATGGTCAGCGATAACGATGGAGCGGGCATGCTTTGACGTCCCGGCACACAGCATGCAATCGGAACACTGGGCTTTGCGGCCACCCTCGACGCTGGCCGGGCACGTAACCTCAAGGGGGGCTTTGTCTACGCCGATGGATACGCGGAAATAGCGCATTCCCATGGACTGAGCTTGTGCGGCCTCTGCAGCGGTATCAGCGGATGCCATGACAAGCGGTGACCACGCGCGCGCGTCGAACCCGTGAGCTTGCCATTGGTGGGTGTACCCAACATGGCCGGCGGATAGGCTCACCAGCAAGGCCCACAGCTCCACCGGAGCTGCAGCCGGGTCACCGTACGTACCTAAGCGAAGCTTCCGACCACGCAACAGCTGCGCTACCTGCTCGATGCTAGTGGCGCGCGCGTAGGACCCGCGACGATAGGCGCCGAACACTGACAGGACAGATTTGCCGACGTTGACGTAACAGGGCGCCGAGGGAAGCCCGGCACGCTCGAGCATTTTCGCGATAAGGGGCCGATGGGGGCACAAACCGCATACGCTGGCATCATCCCCTGTCTTAAGGGCATCCGTAGGCGCGACGTCACTACGGATGATGAAGCTTTGGACGAGGTTCCCTGTCTTCGCGTTTTCGCTTGAGTCGGCTAAGCCCGTCAAGATCACGACGATCGGCTTGCCATCGATGATGGATGAACCATCGTAGACGACGATGCTGTTAGTGTTTAGCATGGTCAACCCCTTAGATCAAGCCACGCTCGGCAAACGACACCACGGTATCGCCGACCACAAGATGATCCAGCACCCGAACATCCACCAGCTGCAGTGCCGACTTGAGGGTTTGCGTCAGGTATTCATCCGCGCGCGAGGGTTCAGCGGATCCTGAAGGATGATTGTGGGCAAACACGACAGCCCCGGCATTGCAGAGCAAAGCCTCACGAACGACCTCACGAGGGTAGACGCTGGCTTGTGAGAGCGTGCCCCTGAACAGCGTTTCGGCTTTGATAAGCCGATGCTGCGAGTCCAGAAAGAAGACAGCAAATTCCTCTCTTCCGTGACTTGAGGCATCCGCGAAGTACAAACGCGCGTAGTTCTTCACTGCGGCCGGGTTGTCGAACACCTTGCCCGCGCGGATGCGGGCATCGAGGATGCGCAGGGCTTCATCGATGATGCGGGCATCATCGGCGGATTGCACGGTGTAAACGGGCGGGTCGATTGAGCGGGTTTGCATGGTGAGTGCTCCGTTCAAACGAAAGCCGCGAGCAAAAGCCCGAGGGTGGCGCCGAAAGCGCATGCGAAAAAGACATCAATGGGACGGGTGCGCATGGTGTCAGGCCGCGAGAATGACGTTTTCCAGCGCAACGGACAACAGCGCGAGCGTGGGCGCAATGCGACGCAAGCCCGTGCCTTGTGCTGTTGCGATCCATTCGCGGCCATCCTTGCGGATGTGCCAGACGAGCCCGCATGCATAGCCGGTGTATTCGCCCTTGCGGAATGCTGACTTTTCAATGTTGGTGAGGTTGGTCATGGTGTCTGGTTCTCCTTGGTTGCCCGGGTCAACCCTTGACCCGTTGAACGAATCATAACATGGTGGATTGTCCCAGTGAAGCATAGGGGCATTGTGCCAATGCGATGGCTGTGCTGCCTGTGACACTGTGACTGGGATCGGGGTGGGGGGATGAGGGGAATTAAGAGCAATGAGTCAATTCGATATTGACCCCCCGGTCGCAAAGTCTCAGTGTCACAGGTTGCACTAGATCAATTCGATAGACCCCATTGGCACACTAAACCCGCTCCAATGGATCAATGCTGCGCCTGATCCCTACGCCAATGCGCCAATGCTGCGCCAATGCGCCAATGCTGCGCCTGATCCATACGCCAATGGGCTAACCCTTGATCCATTGCACCCTGGTGGCGACGAGCTGCGGCCTGGACGATGGCCCGGTGGATCAAGGGCGCAGGGGTACCCCAACGATTGGCGGCGGGGCAGTGACCAAAAACGTAGGACCCGCGCACAATTTTTTCAAATGACAAATTAACCAGTAACCCATTGAAACATTGCCCCCATCCCCGCCAGTGACACTGCGACACAGCAAACCACGGTTGCCAACTCGACCAACCATCGTGATACCATCCCGGCATGGAGCAGCAAACCCAGGCCCTCGCTCAGCCGTCCGTTCCCGACTGGCTGACACCTAGTCACAGCGTCGCAACGCCACTCGACCCTGCAGACCATCGTCGAGCCACTCGTGCGCTCCTTGACGCATCGTTCGCCGCCATGTTCGAGCGTGTGCTGACGGAGATGACCAAGGGGCGCTCGCTCAACGCCATCGTCAGGGACGATCTGCGCGACATCGAGTACGACGCCTTCTGGAGGTGGATCAAGCGTGACCCCCAGCGTTACGAACGCTACAAGGAGGCGAAGGAGCTTCGCACGGAGTGGTGGGCGGGACGCATCGTCGAGATTGCCGAGGCTGAGGACAGCGTCGAGGACGTAGCGCGGTCCAAGCTCAAGAT